CTACGAGCGAAGTCAGCAAACTTGAACTTACCTGTATCAACAAAGTTGTCTAGTGCGCTATTCATGTTGTCAAAGAAACTTGCAGTTGCCTGTTCAGCCATATAAAATGGTTCAGTAATCTTTTTAGCATTTTCAATAGCGGCTCGCATACCTGCTCTACTACTTTGACGCAAGCGTTCAGTTAATTGCTGTTCAATCGTTATTTGACCTTTTCTAAGTTCAAATCGTGCAGATTCAAGTTCCATCTGTCTGCGTAAAGCATCTGCTTCTACAGTAGCATTTCTTGCAACTAAGTCAGCGAGAGTTCTTTCGTTTTGCTCACGCCTAGTATCAAACTCCGTTTGTAACTGTTGCAAGGATAATTGTCGATCATATTGGTCTTTACTAATATTACCAAGAACTAATGCATTTCTCAAGTCTTCAGCATCAATGAGACCTTTAAGTTGAGCCATGTGGTCAATGATACCAAGTTGTTCATTCAATATATTTCGTTGAATACCTAACTGTATTGTTCTATCTTGTTCAACTTGATTTAATCGTAAAGTAACATCAAGTTGGCGTGTCTTTTCCTCAATTTGCAGTTTGAGTTCTTCGATAACCGCAGCATTAGCCTCTTGACCCTTTGCCTGTTCTTCTATAATTTTCGCTTCAAGGGCTCTTATTTCTTCGGCAGCAGTTTTTCTTGCTTGAGCATTTGCCCTAATTAGATTTGCATATTCTGATGCTAATCCAATAAGACTAAGTTCGAGTTCACGCATTTCATTTGCAGCAGCATTTTGTGCTATAAGTTCTTGTGTAACTTGTCTAGCCGCGTCTGCTTGCTCACGCATACGCTCTGCTGCTTCTCTAGTTGTATTTGCTCTTTGTCTTGATGCTGCATCTCCGCCGCCACCGCCGCCAGTTGGTGTCGGAGGTTGAAATCCGCCTTCTCTAACATTGATTCTTGGTCTACCGGTTGTTGGTACAGGATCAAGCGCAAATCTAAATCTAATAGGGCCTTCGGATGCCATCTGTCGTTGAACACCCGCTAATCCTCTTTGTAATCCTGCTTGTAATTCAGCCATTGCTGATCTATTATCGAATGGATTCAATCCAGCAATAATAGCCCTACCTATACCAACAAACAAATGACCTATAAAGATACCAAATGATTTGTAAGCATTAACCATCATATTAATTGCTTGGATGCCGACATTACCTAATGTTTTTAGGGCATTAGATACACTACCTGTTTCTTGAACTAGTAAAACAAATCCTGCAATCAACGCTGCAACAGCAACTGCAATCAATGTAATCGGATTTGCCATCATTGCTATAGTCAACGCTCTAAAAGCACTAGCCATTGCAATTATGCCTTTTGCTAATTCATATAATTTAACAGCAGCCCAGGCACTTGCAAGCGCACCGACTAAAGGTACAATGATGTTTAGATTGTTGATCAAGAATACTAAGGCGCCGCCGAGTGCTTGTCCCATTACTGTTGCAAGTTCATTCATCTTGCCGCTAAGTTCACCGACCGTTCCTACACCTGCGCCGATCGCTTCTACTAATCCTCGACCAAAACTTTCTTGCATTTCATCAGTTGTATTTTTCAATACCATCAACTGGCTATTGATACTGTTAAGTTCTCTGATACTTGTGTCAGCAAAGCGTTGATTGAATCCTTCATACAATGCTTGTTGTATTTTTAATGCACCTTCGGCAGTTTTACCGAACTTAGCGATTTCTAAACGAGATAATCCAAGTTGTTCTTGCAATATGGCAAAGACAGGAATACCTCTATCCTGCAATCTGTTTAAGTCTTCTAGACCCAAACCACCTGCTGTAGTTCTACTGAACAAGTCAGCAGCAGCGGTCAATGCACCGAACTGATCAGTTGCGTTTTTACTAACGTCAACTAATGTAGTTAGTATTGCATTAGTAGGTTTTATGCCAGAACCAGCAAGTTTAACATATGTTTCACCTAATGCTCTTGCATCAGTACCGAGTGCATTTGCTAGGTCTCTAACTCGTTGAAACTCCTCTGCACTTCTTGCAGCATCACCAGTAACCGTTGTGAACGCACCACGTAATTCTTCAAGTTCTCTTGTAGTTTTGATTGAACCACCGATAATGAATGCACCTGCTAGTGCTACCCCGGCGGTCACCGCAGCAGCGCCTACACCTGCAATTTGCGTTTGCAAAGCCGCTAGAGAACTTCTTGCCCCACCAGTTTCAACGTCAACTGCATATGTTAAACTTGCCATCTATTAATACCTTATTTTTTACGCATTATTTCTTTAGTACGTTTGGTTATAAACTGTTCTGTTGGTATTGTCATACCTTCAGGTGCTTGGCGACTACTGCCGGCATCTAACACGGTTGCGTAATCATAATCTGCTTTGATTACCTCCCCCTGCAACCGCGTTCTACGACGAGCATTACCTGTTTTAATAGGCGTTTCTTCTTTAAAGAAATTATATGCTTCATTAGGTAATTTCTGTAGACCATCGCTTACCCGGCGTAAACTAGGAGTGATCTGATCTCTCACGATTCGCAATCGGGTCTTAGCCATTATCTTTACCTTTTTTAAACATTTCTATTAATTGATCATTGCTATACATCTCTGCGGGCACTTGACCTTTATTCATGGCTTTTTTATTTTGATAACTTTCATATGTTAATGCGGCATCAATAATATAAAGATCAAGGGTATCTGCCTTTCTTAACACTTCACTTGGTAACATGCCATATCGTTTACCAAGTCCGTCAATTTGCATAATAGATAACATCTTGGGCGAATTGACGGGAATGTCATCATTTGTTACTTTCCCAATTGAGTAATAACTTTATTAATAACTTGCATCAAGACAGGAGTAGGTAAGGTAGAGTTTTGAGTTAAAATCTCCTTGCCATCTTCATCAAGAACTAAAGTTCTTACAATGTCAAGTAATTCACCAATATCTGCTTTTTCACCTTGATTTGCAAGTCGTGTAAACACATCCATTGGTTGACGATCCCAAGTGTAAAACACTAGAGATTCACCGTATTCCTTGATGATCTCTTCACCATCAAGGCTGATTTCAATTAATTGGGGTTCTTTGCTAAGTTGTGAAAGTTTCATTTGTTTTCTCCTTAAATTATTGTTTCACTAGTATTTAGTATTTTCTTGCGGTTTTTTGCAGCGATACTAAGTTTTTCTCGCCATTCTGGTGTGAAGTCACTTGATGTTCTACCAGTCTTCCTACCCGCGAGTGTAGAAGATATTTTGTCTTTTGTTTCTTGTGATAGAATTTTTCCCTTATTAGGACTTACTCTACCCTTCATCTTCTCTACTGTTTCTGTAGAATGCTTTCTACCTAACATCGGGCCAGCACGATGACAATCATATGCTTCTTGATTATTAGCACCCACAGATTGAATCTTTACATTATCAATACTATAGGGTCCTTGATCATTGTTTCGGCTCATAACATAAGAGCCTTTGAACATACCTCTTTGTTCCCATTTTCCTGACTTCTCCCAAATATTCCACCATTCTTCAAATGTTAAGGTGAAGTCAATGCCACGATGTTTGGCTTTACTTTTGTGGTCTGTATATTTTTTAAAAATTGTCTTGTCTATCATGTAAACCCTCTAATAACTGATTCAACAAAGCAAGTCTAAATTTTGATTTTGCTTGCATCTGTCTTAGAGTATTTAACATAGCCATCATCATATCAGCATTTTTTGCTTCGTCAGCAATTAGCGATCTAAGTTTTTCTTCATCCGTCTTTAACCAGACATTTTCTTCGTTCATGATTTGTTCTTTCATTTGTTAGAAATGGGGGAGATTTCTCTCCCCCAGTTCATTAGATTTTGCCAGTTGTGAACTGACCATCAACTGCGATAGTCAAAGGTGAGACCCAAACAGGTGCTTCTGGGCTTACTGTAGGAGCAAGCGAAGAAACATATCCGAGACCCTGATAGTAGAATGCATTTGAAGTATTTGCACCACCGTTCATGATCAACTTGAACGAAACAGGAATCTTGTTGATTGAGAGACCATTTACACCACTGAATGTAGCAGCAGTGTTTGGTGTTGCGTTAGCATTACCGAAGAATCCGATATCATCAATAACCAAGTTAGTAGTGATTTCGTTGTCTGCTGGAGTAGTGATCTTGTTGGTATCGATTGAACAGAAGTCTGTCCAAGAGAAGATACCAGTTGAGTTTGTGATTGTCACATCCTGAAGGCAAGTTACACTTAGCGCGGTGTTTGCAGTGAAGGTGTTTGCAGTCACGTTGCTAACTGTAGTGCTTAGGATGAGAGTTGGTTGTGTACCAGTGGTATTAACTGTAATTCTTGCCATGTTGATTTCTCCTTAGTTGGCGTTATGTATTAAAATCAAGTCTAGTTAAACTAAAAATCCAGGTATATGTTTCTGCTCTTGTGGGTCCATATTCAAACGTCTGATCAAATGTTCGGCTAAAGTAACCATCAAACAATTGATCACCGTCGTCTTTAACACTTGTTAGTAGATTTCTTACTAAAGCATTAACTGTACGGGCATATGGGTCATCTTGATATGAAACGAAGATAACATCAAACTGATCTACTTCTTCATAGATGTATCCACAATATTGAACTGCTAATTGATTTACTGACCTGCTTACTGCGTCCGGTGCAGAGACATACAATCCATATCTTACCTTTGTTCTATCACTAGGAAACTCATCGTATATAGGAACATCGACATTTTTTGGAATGTCACGCCTCAATACCTCAAGTATCTGTTGTCTAGTAGCAAAAGGTTCAACAAGAACACTAACTGTATGTGTAATACTCATTAGAAGTACCTTCTGTCACCGTTGAAGTAATTAGGATCTGCTGTCCAGTTCTCTTCCAGTTTAGTCGTCGGACCTTGTGGAGCGTCTTGGAACAAGTCATACCAGTTACTCAATTGCTGTGCCTTTTCCCATTCGTTATATGCTCTTTCTTTTGCAAAGTTAAAGTTCTGCAAATCTACCTCGTTCATGTTTGAAACATCAGTAACTAATGATTCATAGAAAACGAGAATAGCAGCGAAGCAGTCAAGACGAATAAGTGTTTGATCATTCTTGATTAGAAGGCTCGGATTGAAACTTGAAATCAATTGACCATTAGGCAGATTGTCATAGTAATATGCACCGATAACAGTATCGCAGTAGTTCTGCCACCAGCCAAATTCCATCTTGTAGAGCATTTCTTGGCTCCCAACTTTGAAATATGGATCCCAATTAACATTTAATGCAGCAGCCCTACGCTCCGCAGCGGGGTCGTAGAAGGCAATATCTGCTACAGTTGCATTTGAGATTCTTTGATATGGTACCGACATATTATATTCCCTGAAGATGGGGGAGACCCAATTGTCTCCCCCTAGTTAGATTAGTCTTGAACGATGTTGATAGCGCCACCACGACGAAGATCGCCAACGCCAGAACCGAAGTATCCGACACCAGTCAACCACATTTGGAGACCACCAGGAGTTTCACCTGACTTCAACTGTAGTCCTTCCTTCATAACAGTGAACAATGCACTGTCACCGAAGTATGCACCAACGAGAACGTTATATGTTCCACCAGCAAGACTTTGGATAGGACGACTTGCAGACTGCAAGAAGGTTGTGAACATGATCTGGCAACCATAAACACTTTCAATCTTACCAGTTGCAAGCAATTCGTTACCGAGTGCAGAGAGGTTTGAACCGCCAGATGCTGCAACAGCACCACCAGTCAATTCTGCAAGCAGACGAGTCAAGGAAGAACCAGAACCACCGATTGAATTGGCTACTGCTTCTGTGATGTAACCGTTTGAGTCAAGAACGATGACTGGAGCACCAGGCATACGAGCAACCTTGAAGTTCTGCTTGACGTTACGAACAAGTTCAAGAACTTCAGTTGCAGTGAAGCCTGCAATCACGTTGCCTGGAGTGTCACCTGCAGAAAGCAGTTCCATAGCACCGAGTTGAAGAACACGCTGGAATCCGTCAGCAGAAGTTGGGTAGTAGGTATTTTGTGTAGTTGTCTTGAATGAAAGGAATGCTTTAGTTACACGCTGGTCAACTTTTTCTGCGAATGATTCGCCGAGTTCACCACCAAGAGTAGCAGCCAACTGGAACGAAGTAGTCCATCCGTAGAAGATGTCGAATGCAGTTGAAGCAACTGCTGGAGTTGCAGTGATAGAACCTTGTCCAAGTGAAGGGTTCTGAACGTTTGCGTTACCTGTGCCCCAAGTACCTGAAGTTGAGTTCGCATTGTAATCCTGATAAGTGATTGGTGCGAAGTTAGGTACGAGGAATTCGTTACCCTGTGTTGGGGTAACAACGTTGGTCATGTTAACAAGACCGATTGATTCGTGCATTGCACGTAGAGCGAAAGATGCGATTGCGGTTGTGAAGCCATCTGCTTCGTTATTTGGTCCGCCTAGTACGTAAGCCATTAAATTTCTC